GCTTCACGCATCAAACCACCTCGACCATTTTCTCCAGGAGATCCAAACGCGATTGCTCTAAAATAATCTGCTTTTGAAGCTTGGTCTGTAATAACGATTGCTAACTCAGCCGCTAGTGCTGTTCTAAGCAAACGAACAAAATAGTTTGGCATCTTAGCTTCAGCTATAGTTTGCTGGTAATCAATATAAACAGTTTCCATATTGCTGACTAATTGATCGCCATATATTTCCCAACCATAACGAACAGATCTTTGTGCTGTACCGTCAGTTTCGAATACCGCTAACGCACCAGTTAAATGATCGCCTGGCATTTGATAAGCGTATTTCCATTCGTTTATTGGTGCAGCTGATAATCTAGCCAGCTGGATTTTGGCTAGTGACCAAGACCAAACATAAGTGCTTAGTAATGTATTTTTTAAATCTGGGTATAATCTATCACAAGCCTGGGCGCTATCGGTTCCCTCTGTAAACGAAGAAAGGGGCGAAGCCCCCAGCGCGATTAAAGCATCTGAACAAATAGATAAATCTGTATCGCCTACGGCCATCATAACCCTCCAATGTATATAAGGGGCCAGTTGCCCAGCCCCATATTAATTAGTCTGAGTCGGTCGCTGTAATTGTTAGACCATCTGTTACGTCAACAACGCCACTTGCGTTGCTTGCAACATAAACCCATGACAACGCCTGTGTGCCGCCTGTTGAAGAGCGAACCAACATCGTGTCACCAACCGCTAATGTATTTGCCAAGCTATTAAAATAGCCAGAAGTATTTACATCACCGATTGCGTCAGTTGTTGAATAACCGTAGAGGCCAGGCGCATCGCCCTTTTTGCCACCACCGTAATTCACGAAACCAGTACTTGAAAAAGCCATGTGTTAGTCTCCTTACTCAGTACATGAAATTTTTACGATACCCTCGTCATCAATCGCTATAGCTCCAGCTGAGAACATGGAACTTACTAGGAAAGATGTCTTTTCAGGTATGTAGTTAACTTCGCTCTTTTGCGAAATGCTTTCGGCATAACCCATTGAACTTTCGTGCCATGCAAAACATGTACGAGTAGATGGTTTTGGAACGCCACCCTCATCACGATCACCCATAGTCATTATGTTAAAGCCCATGAACGATGAAACTTCACCGCGAACAAGAGCCTTGACTACAGCAAAATCACTCGAAGTTACTTCAGTCTCACTGAGCAACGCATCAAGCTGAGAAGAGTGCATCAATATGTGACGCCCTTCAGCTGGTACGTTTTTCTCATTAAGAGCTTTAGCAGCCGCACGAAGTTTTGCAATATTCATATTGGTAGTAGAACCACCAACACCAGTTGCAACTGTTGACGGTGATGAAGCCGCATCAAGAGCATCGATGCAAAGTTGATCCATACGTCTAGCTATTGCTTTGGAAACAACCTGGACCAGCTCTCTACGCTCATCAAAGTTAACATGAGACTGATGAAAGATATCAGAATACTCTGCAGCGATAAAATCAGACATGGTCGCCTGAACATTGCTATAGGTTACGTTTAACGGAGTTACGTCAGTTTGCGGAACGCGAACTGTTGCAACGCCTTTGCCGATTTTTGGAAACTTAACTGTGTTTCCTTGAACACCTGTTCGTGTTCTCATAGTGCCGCGAAGCAATGCCTCGCCTTGGTATGCCTGTTTCACTTCTTGATCGAATAGTGTTACAAAGGCATTAGTGATACTCTGCGCCATAGCAGAAGCCTCCTTTTAAGGTTTCTAATATAAAACGCTTACCGTTAGCCGATGTTTCGGGCGGTCGCTTGCGTGGAAGTGGTCACGCCAACCAGTGGATTCACCACATAAACGGGCCGCCTTTGGTTATCCGTTACACCACATATACACACAAACTACACACATTGCAACAATATCTAGTTGTTAACTTCCATCCATTTCTTTTCGATCTTAGTTCGCCATACAGCATCACTCTGCCATCGAGGATCTGCGATCGCTTGCTGAAGATCTGTTACTGTCATCTCTGGTTCTGCAACAACAGGTTTTATTGGGATATTCTCATTGGTGTATCCCTGGATAAGTTTGGTCAAAGCATTAATACTATCAGCATTGTTTATGCTGTAGCTAAGAGCTACTTTCTCTGCTTCGTTTAGATCAGCCACCTTAATGTTTCGCTCAAGGAAATTAATTTTTTCCTGGGCATTAGCACCAAGCTTTTGCATTTCAGCTCTTCGATCATACTCAATATCTTCGGCCTGTTCGCCATTCATCTCCAAGATCTGACCAGCCAATTCCTCAAACGCCTTCTGTGAAACGCCATACGTTTTAGCCCAGTCTTGATATACCGCAACAGCCGGATCTTCCAGATCGAGGCCACGATCAACCAAATCCGAAACATCGTAATCACCTTCCGGTGCTTTATGCTTGCCGGATCTAAATGCTTTTTCCAATTCCGCATAGCTCTTTGCAAGCTTTTCAACATCTGGTCCATCTTCATCCCAAAACTTCTCTGGATAATAATCAGGCCGATCAATAGGTTCGTCATCATCTTCTGACATTTCCTGTTGTTCTGGCTGTTCATGCACAGGCATAGGAGCCTCTGCTTGTGGTTCATCTTCTTTTGCGTCTACGTTTATTAGCGGTGCTTCTGTTTCCTGCGCTTCAACGGCTTCTGTGTTTTGTGTTTCTTCAGACATTATCGCTCCTATCCACCCTTTTTATAATTACCCGAACAAGATCAGCCGCACCTTCTCGAAAGTAGCCTTGACTTGGATCTTCTCCAGGAAACCAGGATGGTTGTTCTATTGTTATCTGCCTCAGATGACTAAGCACCTTTTGGCCTTCCTGTGATTTAAATAACCTACCATATAATATGTCTAGGTCATCCGCTTTCTGCGGTTTCGCCTGTGCCTGGTCTAATCCTTCCCAACCTTCAGCCGAACTCATTGCATAGCTCCAGCGACAGTTTCATCTGTCGCCATTTCTGGCTGTTGTTCAGCCATCATAGCTTGCTGCATTTGTTGCATCATTGCCTGTTGTTCTTCTGGTGTATTAAGCAATCGAGCATCGATACCCATCTTTTCAGCAATGAAATCTACCATCTCTGGTATGTTTAGTAATGTCTGGCCCATTGGCCCCATCGCATTAGCAATCTGCATAAAATTAAGAAGTTGATTTACCTCTTCCATTTTTGGCGCTTCTGCTAATGGTGACACTGGCACAACTTTAACTTGAACACCATTTACCTTTAGAGGCATACGAATAAATTTTTGCTGGTCGAGAACGTATAAAGTCCTGGATATTAACGGTATCATTATCTCTGTCATCAATCGACCAAAGGCAGACCCAAGATTTGTAGCCAACTCACGCTGGCGCTGGGCAATCTCTGTAGCTGACCTAGCGCTCATCGTATCTGGTGGTAAACTATCATCCATCAAGATCTTTTTGATGTTCATTGTAAGATCCTGGATAACAATCTGACTTGTGTTAAAATCCCCAGCTCGGGGTAAAGGAGCCAGGGAAGCACCTTGCGGCCCACCATTACGCGCAACTGGAATAATTGCACCTGGTTGTATTTTAATATTCTGGGGGTTTAATACACCATCGTCAGCTGCAAGGAATACACCGGATATCGAAAGACTTGCGTTCTTTAATATCAATTCTTTTGTTTTATTGAGTGTTTTAATATCTGCAATCGCATCGATTAACGGACCTCGACCATAGACTTCACCAGCTGTTTTACTAAACCTGGCAACAATAAACGGACTGCTATCCATTTCTCGATACACCAGCTCTTGCTGCTTATGTGGCCAAACCACATGATAGTGATACCGACCGCTTTCCTGGTCAAAAATTATAGCATCAAATAAATCTAGCTCTTCGTGCGGCTTATCATCAATCGCTGTTTGAAGCTCTGGCGTTATTTTAACGTCACGAAACTCTCGCTTAATGGCTTCAGATTTAATCCGTAGCTTACGATATACGTTATCGATCATACCATAAGCACCTTCTTCGATCGCTACCAAGTATTGCGGAACAGCTAAGAAACGCAAAGGGGTTACTTCATCGCCTGGCGTAATCATCATAACAGCTGTGCCTACAGAAAGATCTAAAAGAAACTCACCCATTGCCAGGTCAAAACTTGTCTGCCGTAGCTGGTCAAACATGATATCCACATAAGCATCGAGTATTTCTTGCGCTCGTTCTTTCTCATCATCTGGAACAGCTGAACCTGGTTCTAACCTACACCATTTACGCATTGGTGGGAAAAGGCCGGACTGCATTCTATTCGCAAATCTTTTTGTAGATGATACAGCCGTACTATCAAAAACTCTTTGTGTTTTGTTTTTGCCTGGAGTTTTACCTTCGTAATAACCGCCATATAAATTTCTTTGCGGCAGAGCAAACTCATAACAATCTTCATAGATTGAGCGCCATTCATCTTTTCGAGCCTGTGCTTTTGCCTCACGCCCCATTACTTCTTTTACATTTAACTTAGGCATTTCTACTCTCGTTTCGTTTGCTTATAGACGCTGCTTTCTTTCTGGCATCTGCTTTTGAAGAAGCACCCCAGGCGCGGAGGGATAAGAGCAGCCTAGTAGGTCGCCCCTTGCTATCACGCTCCGGCCCAGAGTTCCCTGCCATTCGAGCCAGGAAGGACGCTCGGCGAGGGTTATCGCCTGTCTTTACCGGAGCTTTTAGTTTTGAGCCTGTTGTCCGATTAAAGAAGGCCCGACCAGCAGCGTTTAAACCGCCTTTAGGATTTTGATGTACTTTTTTTACCACGAGGCTTTGCCTTTTTCTTTGGGGCTTTTTCCTTTGGAGCCTTGCCACCTTCCCACGCTTCGTTGACTTCGGGAGTGGAAGGGTCATCCGCGACTAGATGACCCTTCTCGTTTCTTGCCCTTTTCGGGTCTGCCTCATTTCTATGAAATACTCTTGGATCTTCTTTAATTTTTGTCATGCTAAATTCAAAAGTTTAGCTTTTAACTTTGCTAACCTTTCGTCCTTCTGTTTATAAAATTTCTTACGTCTTTCCTTGCCTTCGGTCTTTCGTTTTTCTAAGGCTTCTTTTTTTAATCTTGCTGCACGTTCAGCTGCGGTTTCGCCTCTTGCCGCTGCGCTACGATCTGTAGCTGGTCTGCCAAAAATATCTTTGCCAAGATTTTTAGATGCTTCTCGACTACGTTTTATTCGATCGTCTAGCCTGGCATAATAGTCTTGGTCTTTTTCCTTAACGCCTAAATCCATTAAGACATCATCTTTGGCTTGATTAAGGCCGGTCTTAGGGCTTTTGTAATTACCCTTAGATGTTATTTGCGCTCCGGCAAGCTGGGCATATCCCTCAGAAACAGTCTGAGGCTTTGGATTAAACATATTTTTAAAAGAAAACTTTTTCTTTGTTGTCTTCTTAGCCATGATTAGCCGCCAAGCTTTTTCTTAATTTCATTTACAGCAGCACCTTCTTGCCTCAGAGGTGAGAATAATAATCTCATACCGCCAGTTCTTCTCAAGCGTCTTCGCCTTTGTGCGCCCTGCATTTGAGTTGTCTCTTGCGCCTCGGCTCTTTCTTCTTGCCGATCGATTACTTCTTCTGTTGGTGTAGCAGCTGGCGCTGCTGGTGGTGCTTTCTTTTTTCCAAAAATACCGCTCATTTATTCAAACCTTACCATTGAATAATAGTCAGCCCCCTCTGGGCCAAACTTTCTGTGTTTACACTCTACCTCAAAATGTAGTGCTTTGGCAAACCTTAATGCTACCATATGTTGTGATTTTACAAAAATCTGCATCCTTCTGATACCAGATGTAGCCATTACCTCGCCTAAAAGCGCTCTTGCGCCTATCAAAGTAGACCTTGTATGATTTTCTAATCCTTCGCCTGGAATAAACCATGCCTCCACTACGCCAGGCCAAACATCTCTTACGCCAAACACACAAATAACTTTGCCTCGACCAATAGCTGCCCAGCTCCAGCCATGCTCAGAGTTTTCCCAGACATAATCTAAATATCCAGAAATACTATCGGCATACTCTTTTTCGTGTGGACCCAGGTCTATGCTTAGAAGATGGTTGTATTGTAGCGGCACGATCTGTTCATCCGGCCTCATTTTAAACGTAGGAAGCTGTATCAACCCCATTAAAACACGCTGAAGTCGCTATTCGCAGTGTATGATCCTTGCTGAAACGTAGAGCCATACGATCCTCTTCGTAAGCGTCTTTGCTCACCACCACCTAACATGAGATAGCCAAAAGCATCGCCACAATGCGAATGTTCGTTCTTTACTGGTGCATCTTTAAATCTTTCCTGACCAGCGCCCAGGCTTTGCCTTTTGAAAAAATACCCACCGCTAAGTGATTTACGCAGCCTTAAACATTTTTTATCGACAACTAGCCCTGGTTTACCGCTTACGAGCCTGGACATTGGGGAAGCGCCAGCTTCTCGTCTTACCTGAAAAGCATTGCTATCTGTTGGTTGTGCTTTAAATCCGATAGATCTTAGATGATCGAAGGCCGTAACCTCATAGATCTCATCGCGTTTATTACCAGCCGGATCACCCCATATCAGGATTTCATTCTTAGAATACCGTTCTGCTATTCTTCCCAGGAGTTCCTGACCAAATCGTTCAAGCCCCATGTCAAACGTAACCAGCTCATCGCAAACACGCCACGCACCTCCCTGGGTACGCTGACCAAAGATAGCTGCCGGAGTTAAGCCAAAGTCTACACCGATTTGTATTGGATAATATGGATCTACCTCCACATCACCCGACATAAGTTCATCATCATACTCAGGCCAAACTGGTCTGCCTTCCTGGACAAATGTATACATTCCCTGGGCATAACATCGAATCCAATCTAAATTCTTACCGCCAAGCAGCTGTTGATAGTAACCTGGTGGCAGATTGTTTGCATTTTCAGCATTTTCATTAACACGCCACCATTTTGCACCAGAAAACACAAAGCCTTGGGCATCAGGGTTATCATCCGGCACTTCATCCGGTGAAGC